CCCGTGAGGGGTTCCCAGCGCAGTGTAACATCCCTTTACCCCTATGGTGTTCCTCTCCTTTCCAGGGAGAGGCCATTGTTGGGGTTCAGATTGGAGGGTGCTACCCTCCAGGACCGAAAGGAGCTCCGTTGCAATGAGTACCAAACGCAGGAGATCCGTTCCCGTTCGTTTCGGGAATGGGTTGTTAAGGCAGGAATACAACCGTGCGGGGCCTTGGTCTTCATCGACCACTGCTCCGTTTTACGGAAGTACCCTGCGTAACAACCGGGATCTCGATGCCGCTGGTATTCAAGGGACTCAGGTAACTGAGTCCGAAAATCATCCGATATGGCGAAAGCTCGCTTCCGGGAAGCCCCTCGACCTAGAGGAAGCTTCCATGGATAGCAAGTCTCTTCGCGATATCGGTGGAGATTTTACGATGAAAAAGCAGTATTGCAACCCATCAGTTCTTGGGAAGCATACTATGATTTCACCGTATAACACACAGGATCCGGCGTTCAGAGTGACCTACTCAGGTCCCATCTGTCCACCGGTAACCCTTAGTTTCCCTCCCTTTGCCAACTCCTCGGAGTTGGAACTACAAAGGTGGGGCACTAAGGCTATATCCTTGTGTTCTCCAGCGAACAGCGTAGCTAATCTAGCTACAGCCTTGGGTGAAATCCGGAACGATGGTCTCCCAAAAGTCTTGGGGGCCTCGTCCTGGGAGAACAGGATTGACTCTATCCGGAAGGGCGCAAGCTCTACCGGTGATGAGTTCCTGAACATCGCCTTTGGCTGGTTGCCTCTCATCAGTGACATCACCGATCTTGCGAAAGGTGCTGTCAATCTTGATAAACTTATGGAACAGTATATCAAGGGTGCTGGTGAGACTATCCGTCGTTCGCATCATTTTCCAACAGTTGAATCTAAGCAGGTCGATGTGGTAAAGGAGAACTGTTCGCCGAGTATCTCGCCGGACAGTCTTCAGCTACACGACCTGTCAAAGATCAACAAGGGGTCATATGTCCGGAGTCGTCTCACGACGATTCGCCGCTGGTTTTCAGGCTCTTTCACGTACTACCTTCCACGGGAGTGGAGGGATAGTATGAGTGATCGAGTTGCTCTAGCGAGGCACTTGCTAGGGCTTGACCTGACACCAGAGGTTCTCTGGAATTTGGCTCCCTGGAGCTGGGCTGTCGATTGGTTTGGTGGAGTCGGCGATATAATACATAACGCCGAATCCATCGCCACCGACAGCCTCGTCCTACATTATGGATACATCATGGAACACTCTGTGGTCCAGGATACGTATTCATTTGTAGGTCCGACTGGCTTTCTGAGCAGTCAATCCGGGCGTCCGGCAGATATGGTCCTCACATCAGAGGCCAAAATCCGTCGTGCGTCCTCGCCTTTCGGCTTCGGAATTTCTACTGGCTTAACGACCCAGCAGAAATCCATCGTCGCTGCGCTCGGCATGAGCCGCGCGTAGCGCCGGGAGTTAGGCTGTCAAAACGCCAATCAGGGGCTAAAGATCTTAGCCCTAGGAGTGATGCCTATGGCACTAGCCGATCCGAGTACCGTCACCATTAGTGGTACTGGCGTTGTCCTCCCCCGGACGTATAGCCTGGGGAAGGAAGCGCAGTACACTTCTGCTGACGGGTTGGTCAAGTTGTCCGCAAACCATACCCAAGTAAAACAGGGTAGGGAGCGGCACTTGATTCGGCTCGACCATTCGAAGATCACCACGAATCCGTTCGACTCTACGGAGAATATGAAGGTCGAAATGGCGGTGTATACCGTCTTCGACATTCCTCCGGCAGGGTATACGGATCCCGAGGTGATCGCCGTGTTCGCAGGTTTCAACACCTACTGCACGGCGGCTTCGAACGCGGTCGTCACCAAACTTCTTGGTGGCGAGTCGTAGTGAGGGTGCCGGGAGTTCCGATTCAGATGGTGAGGCAGCGGAGAAGTCTGCTGTTCCCACTCTATCTGATCGATATGACCGGCTACGCCGTGATCATGTGGAGTTCAATGAATTGAATATAAGCTTGAAGATCAGTTACAGAACTGTTCTTCTCGTCTTTGTTCTCTTCGATGTATTCCACAAATTGATCGATGCGTTTTTCGACAAGAACCTGACGGATTTCCTCCCGTGAGGGGGGCTCCGCTGGGTCTTGTTGTAATCGCATAGGCCACCCACCGTGAGGTGGGTGCTCGTGGAACCCGGGAGCGATCCCGGGTGCGAGTGAGATAGGCTATGGATTGGTTTACCCCCTATCTAGGAGGGCCAATGAAAAGCCTGATGTCACTCTGGTCCCGATTAGCCGCGGAAGCGGCTGATCAATGCTACACGAGCGCCATCCGAGACATTAATACCGTCTCGGATCGAGTCGAACATGAGGGGTTGTCGTTTCTCACGATAACCCTACCCGACTTTGGAAAAGCTGTCCAAACATGGCTAGACCAAGGTCAGGTCGGTATCCACTCCGCGTTCCGCAAGGAACGTGGAGGAAGTCTCCCCGCCTTTTTGGGGGGTTTCTTCAACCGTGTGTTCGACCGGAGTAGTGGCTTGTTGCTCGATGAGCCATGCATCGCCTCTATTCGAGCCTTGCGTCAACTGACGTTGATGTTCGGCAAGATTGAGTTGGAGTGCTCCCCAGCACGTCAACTCAGGGCGATACGTAACTACATCGAGTGTGAGCAGGAAGTCAAGTTATTCGACGCGAACCTCTCAGATGGGGATCTGAGGGAGTTCGTGGAAGTGTCGAATATGCTATTTAGGCCTCTCCTTACTGAGATAGACAGAGATGTCTATTATCAGAGGATTGTGCCCAAGCACGGCCCAGGATCAACAGCCGATAGACTTTCCGGGAACGGAAAGTTTAATCAGGCTGTCTGGACCGACCGGCTCGAACCAGTCTTTCCGGCTGGCGAGCACATCTTACCTAACTGGTCATACTATGATCAGTTAGGGGATGTTGACTTTCTCGAACCTGGTTCTGAGGTGCCCGTACGGGTTACCTTAGTTCCTAAAACGCTCAAGACTCCTCGAGTGATAGCAATGGAGCCTACCTGCATGCAGTACATGCAGCAGGGGCTCCTGCGCTGTTTTCTCGAGCACTTCTATAAGGATGACATCCTTAAGGAGTTTATCGGTTTTGATGATCAAGTTCCGAACCAGGAACTTGCTTGTCAAGGTTCGCTTGATCAGCGAACCGCAACACTCGACCTGAGTGATGCTTCCGATAGGGTCTCGAATCAGCTCGTCAGGGCTATGTTTGCATCCTTTCCGCACGCGAGTGCGGCTTGGGATGCGACACGGTCCCGTCGGGCTGTCATACCGCAGACGGGCCAGGTGGTCCGTCTTGCTAAGTATGCGTCTATGGGTTCAGCACTTTGTTTTCCCATTGAGGCAATGGTATTCACTACATTGATCTTTATGGGGATTCAGAGATCGCTCAACACGTCACTTTCCCGACGAAGCCTATCCAACTTCGTCGGCTCGGTGCGTGTCTATGGGGACGATCTAATTGTCCCTGTAGACCATGTGTCTACCGTGATACGAACGCTCGAACATTTCGGTGCTCGAGTTGGTTCGGACAAGTCTTTCTGGACTGGA